CCCCCTCGCTCAGGGAAACACCCCCCGTCATGGGACCCACGCCGCTCGACCCCCGCCCCCTTCTTTTTCAGCCAGCATCTGACCTGCGCTCCGTGGCAGAACACCCCCCGTCATGGGACCCGCGCAGTGTCTTTATATATAGGGGGCAGTGTGGTATGGGCAGGGAAGCAAAAGGGATACTAAGATGACCGAAGAGACCTCCCCCAACGACCATTACCGGCAGGGCGAGATCGAGTGCATTGACGCAATCCGGGCAGCGCTGACCGACGAGGAGTGGCGCGGTTACTGCAAAGGGAATATCATCAAGTACACGTGGCGCGAGAAACACAAAGGCGGCGACGCCTCGTTGGTCAAGGCGGAGGATTACCTCCGCTGGGCAATGGCAGGTAAGGCAGAGGACAAGCGATGAACCCGATGGCTGTCGTAGCGCTGCTGGCAATCCCCCTTTATTACTGGGCAGACCGATGTGTCGGGTCCGGTGGCGCTAACGCCCTCGGTCCTTTGGGCGGACGAAGCGTGGGCTTTTTTGGCGGAGCCCTTGGCGGGGCACTTCTTGGCTATGTTGCCGCTGGCCCTGCTGGCGCAGTTCTTGGACCCTTCTGGGCGCTCTATCGCTCGCTGGACTTCAAGCGCGGCGCTTTGGCACCGACCAACGACAAGGAGAGGGTCAACGCAGTCCTCCGTCACGCCCTCGCTATGCTGGTAGCGGCCCCTATCTTCTTCCTTGGTGGCCCTTGGGTTACGGCTCTTGTGGCCATGGCCATCTACACTGTGGTGGCTTCTCTGCTGGCGTTTGACCTTGGGGACCGGCTGATTGCCTGCAACCACGACGGCGGTCCATGGAACGACGAGTGGAACAACGAAGCTGAGCGCATTCGAGGCGTAGCCTACGGCGTAGCCTTTGCAGTCACGTGCATTGTAGGCGCCCTATGGTGAATACCGTCGAAGTTCGTTGGTTCTGGCGTAGGCTGTTCACTTTCCTGTTCGTTGGAATCAACACCGCCACTGTTGGGTGGATCGTCCTCAAGCTTGACGACCCCGACGCCCTTAAGTGGATTGGGATGGGCCTGATTACCGCCAACATCCTGCTGGCCTTCGTGTACATGGCCGGGGCGACGCTCGTGGACTTGACCCGGATCAAGGCTGAAGTCATCAAGACGGCGGAAGAGGTCAAGGAGATCATCGAGTGAACAGGTATGCGTTTCCTGCCGCTGCTGTCGTCGTGGCTGTGCTGCTAGCACTGGTTCTCTTTCTTCGGCACCAACTTCAGACCGCCGACGCCAAGGCCGAGGCGGCGACTGCCCAAGTGCAGGTCGAGCAGGAAGCCAGCAAGGAAACCGAGGCGCTACGCCAACAGACCATCATTATAAGGGAGCGGGGCGATGTCGCCGTCCAACACATCTATGAGACACCTGACGCTGAGACGCCCGTGCCTGCTAGCGTCCTGTCTGCTTGGCGCTCTGGCATTGACGGCGTGCGCGGGAAAGAGACTCCCAAGCCCGGTGATCCCCCAGCCGTTCCGTGAGGCGTGCGTGGGTCCGAGTACACCTGTGATTACGATAGCAGACCTAGCGGCGTTCTCGGTGCGGCAAGAGGTCGCAATCCAAGAGTGTGACGCCAAGCGTGCCGGTCTCGTGCGATTGCTCGAACCCCCAGCAAAGAAGCCGTGGTACAAGTTCTGGTAGCTTGACCCCTCGCACTAGCCAGCTAGTTCATGCGACCATGTGTGCGGCCTTACGCTAGCTAGCTTGACCCCCCGCGCTGATTCGGGCATAGTCCGCTCACCCGCCGTCAGCGTGCTGTCGGCACAAGGGCCGGGGGAAACCTCGGCCCTTGCCATTTATAACCTCCAGCTTATGCGCCGGGCCTGTGGATATAACAGCAGCCGGGGGTTCTTTTTCTTCTTGTCTACATCTACGAGCGCACGTATAGCGAAGGTCTGCTTCCCCCAAACCGGACGCTGCACCTATGCCAGTTGTAAAGATCGAGCCTACGGCGGAGCATCCGCTCCCCTACCGTATGGAGGACGAAGAGCCTTCGACTTTTCTCGACGAACTGACAGTTGCGGCAAACACAGCGGATTTCTTGGAGGGGCTTGGAGTTCTTCCGGAAGTCGATCCGGTAACTTTGGAGAGGGAAAAGGCGTTCATGGACGCCGTGGCCAAGCAGCAGCAGAAGGCCCCCCTTAAGAATTACCCCACGGCGCTGGCAGCAAGCGCGTTCCTGAAGCAGTATGGACAGGCTCTGGCTGCTGACGTGGTGCAAGTCAGAGCGGCACTGACAAACAAGCTGCTGGAACTGGCTGACTGCGGGGACCCCAAGTACGAGCTGAAGGCCATCGAGCTGCTGGGCAAGCACTCGGACATCGGGCTCTTTACCGAGCGCAGCGAGATTAACATCAACTACAACTCGCCGGAGGCGCTGGAGAGCGCCATCACCGCCCGGGTTAAGCGCCTGCTCAATGCAGACATTATAGATATCACGCCCGTGGGCCTCGACCTTGATTACGAGCTGAGTGTGTTCGACCCCAACGCTGGCGAGGAAGAGCCTGCCGAGGAAGAGGAAGAGCCTGCCGAGTATGACGACGAGGACGACGAGTGAATATCTCCCTCGCGGACATCCCCAAGATTCTTCCGCTCTTGCCCCTACAAGAGCAGGAGGTACTGCTGGCCGAGCTGGAGCGGCTTCAAGAGCTCAAGGATCGCAAGCTCAACCAGACCAAGTACATCCCGTTCGTCAGGGCCATGTGGCCGTCGTTCATTGCTGGGCGGCACCACGCCAAGATGGCGGAAGCTTTTGAGCGCGTAGCAGACGGTACCTGCAAGCGGCTGATAATCAACATGCCGCCTCGTCATACCAAGAGCGAGTTTGCCAGTTACCTCCTGCCCGCGTGGTACCTTGGGCGGTTCCCCGGGAAGAAAGTCATCCAGTGCTCGCACACCGCTGAGCTTGCCGTGGGCTTCGGGCGGAAGGTGCGGAACCTCGTAGACACCGAGACATATCAGAAAGTGTTTCCGGACCTCGTGCTAAGCGCGGACTCCAAGGCGGCTGGCCGGTGGAACACTTCCAAGGGCGGCGACTATTTTGCCATCGGTGTCGGCGGTGCGGTGACGGGCAAGGGCGCTGATCTGCTCATTATCGACGACCCGCACTCCGAGCAGGAAGCGGCACTGGCCGAGTCCAACCCGGACATCTACGACAAGACCTACGAGTGGTACACCTCCGGCCCCCGTCAGCGCCTTCAGCCCGGCGGAGCCATCGTCATTGTTATGTGCATGACCGGGGATACGCCTGTGCTGCGCCCTGACGGCAGCGAGACACCCATTAGAAACCTGCGCCCCGGCGATGCAGTGGCTACGTATGAGGGGGGTAAGATAACGACGTCGCGGGTCGTCAACCACCAGTCAAGTGGTGTTGATAAGGTGTTTACAATACAAACGCAATCTGGCAGAACTGTCCGTGCGAACGAGGAGCATCCATTCCTTGTCGAGTACAACGGGGTACGTAAGTGGGCCAGACTAAAGCACTTGGTGCCGGGTATGCAGCTTGTGGGAACGAGGGCTGTTCCCGACCCGCACGGTCTCAAACCCGACCCGGCCTGTGCCACCCGTGCCAAGCCAAGGAAGCCTACCACCGCAAGAACCCCGGAGCGCCACGTAAACCCATGGGCTTCCATGGTAAGTGGAAGGGAAAAACGTGCGGGTGCGGAGCGCCGGTACGCAGCTCTGGCCTATGCCAGAAGTGCTACCAAAAACAGTACACCCCTCCGGCAGTATCTCCTGAGAAGCGCCGCGCCAGCCGCATCAAGTCTCGGTATGGGATCACGGCTGAACAGTACGCCGACATGGTCGTGGCGCGAGATAACCGGTGTGACGTGTGCGGGGAGCAGCCCTCCAACAAGAACACGCGCGCTCACTGGAACGGTAAGCTTTGTATCGACCATTGCCACGACACTGGGCAAGTTCGCGGCCTCTTGTGCAACGACTGCAACCTCATGGTGGGATACGGTAAGAACCCTGCGTATCTCGAACGCGGCGCTGCCTACCTGCGGCGTCACTCCGGACACTATAATCTCGGTAGCCCCTTCGGGCGACGAAGAAGTCTTTGATGTAGAAATTGAGCGCACCGAGAACTTTATTGCCAACGGGCTGGTCAGCCACAACACAAGATGGTCCAAGCGTGACTTGACCGCACAGGTTATCAAAGCCGCAGCCCAGCGGAACGGGGAAGAGTGGGA